CCCCTCCTGCTTGACAGTTCGCTTTAATAGCATTAAATCTATTAACACCAGCCACACTTTTCGTCATATCAGCACAGCAAAAAGCCGGGGGTTTAATGGCCCCGGCTTGGCTCCATGGCCACATTCGTGGTTGCAGAACCCTCACCGGGGCAACGATCAAGCTACTCCTCTTCATCAAGGTCGATCGGCCCGTCAGCTTCCTCTTCATCCAGCTTCTTAAGCTCCTCATGCTCGTTTTCGACCCATGGATGATTAGCCACTCTCGTTTCCCTGCTGGCCAGACCCTCACTTTGCAGGGCAATCTGCACTTTCTCAAGCTCGTTGACCAGCATGGACTTATTGAAGGTCACGTGAACCGAATTCAAGGCCCCTTCCGGTGCCGTATATTGGCCGGTTATGCTCAAGTATTCCTTCAAGAACCAGATAAAGCCCTTAATCGCAAAGCTAAACTTCCGGGCCATGGTATCAGCCTTCTGATCGAGTAAGTGAAATATAAACTTTAGGGCCACACCGGAAGGTGATTGCCCGAACCTATCCGTTTTGATGTTAGCCCCTTGGCCGAACAGGAATATATTTTCCTCAGCCTTTTCCAGATACTTTTCAATGGCCTCAACCGGTATATCGGCCTGCAATAGGTCAACTCCGCCCTGACCATCGGTCTTGATAGCCCGGTAGTAACGTAAATTGGCCATAAACTCGTTCAAGTCTTGGCCACCGTAGCCCCTTAGCACGTAAATCAGCTTCTGCACCCCGGCCAAATCATTGGTCATATCGGAAACTACCATATCGTAAACGTCAATTAGCTTTTTGTAGTATTTTAGATCCGGGTATCGTTCTTCATTATTGCGGAACTCAATAAGCGGCACAGCATCCCAACCGTAACCAGTACCATCAATGTAATAGTGAGCAGAAGGGTTGTCTTGGCCTTCCATGCTTTCAAGTTGGAATAAACCGCTCGGATCCTGCACATAATAGGTCACGTCCTCTTTCGTCCAGAACTCAGCCCTCAGCCGCTTTTCCTCGTTCACGTAAACCGGGTAGTAGCGGATAAAGCCCACCAAGGTTTCCTGATAATCGGTATCGTATATCGGGATAACCTGCTCCGCCGGCAGGATTACAAACTTAAATTCGCCGGCCTCGTTGATGTAAGGGTGCAGGTATTCAACGCCTTTGTTGGAACTGTTTTTGCCAACTTCCTTGATCTTGTCGTCAAACTCCTCGTCAAGGTGTTCGTTTATCAGCTTCTGGAACTCCTCCGGCTCGGCAGATACCGTAAGCGGCTTACCCAGCAGGTAGCTCACCTTCTGGTCAACCAGTAGCTTGTGCCAGTTATGCGGCACTTGGTGATTGATGGCCTCGAGATCCACCTTCTCGTTGCCGTTCTCATCAAAGTAAGTGATCTTCCGGTCAAGGATCTCGTTCTCGTTATGGTAGTATTTAACGCCCTCGACCATCTTGTCTGTTTTATGCTCTTTTATCAGGTCACCTATGATCCGCTCTAAACTTGACCCTTGGCTCCGCATCTGCATCGCCAGTAACTTTTCCTCAGTGATAAACACTTCAACGCCCCCTTGGTTTCAACGGCTCAACGGCCGGCCCGGTCTGGTCATCCTCAGTAGCATACCTAACCGCATCGATCGAGTGATTATCTTTATCCGGTAGCCGCCTTTTTGGCTCACCGGTTCGATCGGTTTCCACCGAGTAGTTAATAAACTCTTTTGCGGCCAGTGGGCAACCTACCGGGTCAATAATTATGGCCTCTAAATCCTGCAAATACTTAATCCCAAATTCCACGGAATCAGGCCCTTTTCTGGCCCCCCGGATCCGCATACCATAGCTCCTCAGCTCGGCAATACTTTTCGGCTCCGCAGAATCAGCTATAGTTTCAACATCATTAAACGGCTCAACCAGCCCCCAGAACTCCCGGTTAAACAGGTTCAGCCCTTCTATTTCCATGAACAAATACAGCCGCCGCCGGGTTTTATCAAGGTGCATCCTTTCCCAGCATAACGGGTCAACAGCATAACCAAAGTCAAGGCCCTGCCTGATCCGGTCAAACTGCTCTATCATTTCATCGGCTATATTCTCAACAAAGACATTCGGGAATACTTCCAGCCCGGTGCCGATCTCCTCACCAAGGTATTCATGCCGGTAGGCACTCTCATTGGTCTGCTTCAAGTGTTCGGCCTCGGTTAAAAACTCCCGGCCCAGCCACTGCTCCGGCACTTCCCGGTAATCAGAGTGGTGAACCCTGCGGCCCGGTTTCGGCTTTTTTACCTCTTGGTTGACCCAGCTCCGGCCTGATTTAGGCGGATTATACGAATACCATGAGATCCGCCTTTTATCTTCCCCCCTAAAAACAGATTGGATGATATTCCGGATCTCCTCGAAACTGGCAAACTGGTCAACCTCTTCAAACCAAGCATATTTAATATAGCCCCGGCCCAGATTGATTGACTTGAGCTTTCTCGGGTTATCCGCCGCTTTAAATACGATCTTCTGGCCGGTCGGCAGGTAAGTTATCTGCATCGGGGAAACCTGAAACTTAAACAGCTCCACCAGACCCATCTTTGCTATTGTCCACTCGAACTGGCCAAATACAGTATCTCTCAGCTCGTTCTGGTATCGCCGGGTAACTATCGCATTGGCCTCAGGGTCATTTAGCATCCCTAAAACTATCTGGATCGATACAAAGGTTGACTTTGTAGAACCCCGGCCGCCTTTTAGCCAGTATTCGGTGAACCGGTCGGCCGTCACTTCCCGGTGCAGTTTATAAAAATTCGGTGCAATCAGCTCCGTAAGATCGAAGTTTATTTCCATGGTCAGTCCTCTTTGTCTGGGATGTTGTCATTGATCAGCACCGTGACCCCTTCCTGCCGGATGTCGGCCTGATCGCTCTGGCCAAGGTATTGCTTGCCTAACCAAATCTGCATGGTAGTGCTACCCTCGCTGGCCTTCTTCCACTGCATCCGCCTCAGCGATCTTTTGCCGGCCTCAATTCCCTTTTTATATGTGTCGCAAAAGTCCTGATTCCTCAGTAAAGTTGACCGGTGAACCCCCAGCACTTCCGCAATTTCCTCTTGAGTGCATTGGATCTGGGCCAACTTCTCAACCAGCTCCAAATCTATATTCTTTTTAGGCCTGCCTTTTGCCACTTGCATCACCTACTTAACTTTTGCAGATAGTCAACCTGAGCTTTCGTCAGCTTGTAACCGTCCTTGCCTTTAAAAACTTCATCAGCGGCTATTCTTTCAATCTCCACCAAGTCCTCACTGGCCGCCGCAAAGAATACCTTTTTAAGCGGCTTATCGGTAGCATCGCCCATGCAATCACACAGCTTGGTAGGGTTATCAGCAACCAGCACGTGGACTATGTTTAAAGCCCCGGCCACTTCCTTGGCAACCTCTACTAACCTTTTTGCAACCTCAGCCTGCTTACCGAAACTAAAGCCTGCCGCCGGGCAACTGCCTATACAGCCACCGCACCGGTTACAGCTTCTTTTAATGCCTGCCGGTGATAGGTGATCGCAACCTTCACACCACCCACAGCCCTTGCACTTGTTCTTATAGAACCTCAGCCGGCCGGCATCGTGGATCCATAGTTTTGACTTGGCCGCCACCATACCCATGGCAATATTCTTGATGCAACCCCCGTAACCAACTATCTTATGGCCGGTCAGGTGTGCTACATTTAATATCAGGTCGTAATCGAAAATACCCCTCGGCAGGTAAGCATTAGGGCCAACTTCTTCAAGCTCGGTTTCATCCAGTATTTTAGCCGGCTTAAATCCGTGCTTTGCGGCCACCTTTAAATGCTCCCGGGTATTACCCCGTTCACCACCGTAAAGGGTATTGGTATCAAAAAACTCTATGTTATGCTCCTCTTTTAGCCTCTGAAAATACCGGGGATCGATACAGCTCCCGGGTTTTTTAGTCCGGCCGAAGTGAACCTTGACCCCGACCTTGCCCGGGTTACCTTTTACAGCCCCGGTAATCAGCTCCGGTAGCTCCTCCCGGTTATTTACCCTTGTAACCATAGACAACATCACCGTTTTCATCCACCCTGAGTGGAACCAGCACACCACCGAAATATTTATATGGTGACTTGGCCGTTTTCGGCTTGTTCCAGTGGTAACGCATCATGTCATAGAAAGTCCAGCCGGCTATTCTGGCCCGGTTCTCGGTGGTATTGGTGTTATAGCCAACCGCCTTGCCTGCTTCCAGCTTGCCAAACAGCTCTTTTGCCGGCTCACTAATATCAGAGAAGCAGACCTCTCCGCACTTTTTGGCCTTCACCAAGGCCTCGGTATATTGGCCCCGGTTATAATCCATGTGTTCCGGTATGCCACAACAGCTTCCGTGGTGTGACCGCTCTTTAAAGTGAGCATCGGAAACGTAGAACCGCAGGCCCTTCTGGTTACAGGCCTCTTCCATATCATCAATAAACTTTTCTTTTGACTTCCGGTTCAACCTCAGATAGCCACTGCCGGATGAATAGTCCTTATACTTTTGGAATATGTCAAACCCGGCCGCATCGCTTATGCCCTGATACCTGCTCTTGCCCCGGTCAGCCGCTCTGCTCTCCAGACATAAAAACTCGGTAGATACACTGTCGGCCCCTGCATCAGCCGCATCGCTTATTAACTGCTTATGGCCCGGGTTCGATATGCCGATAATAAAGGGCCTGAATCTCAAGGTCACACCGGCAACGCCCAGATCCTTTAGCTTGGTCAAGGCGGCCAGCCTATCCTCCGGTGAAGGCACCCCTCTTTCAACCTTCCGGGCCTTCTCCCGGTCATTAGTGATAATTGACACCTTAAAATGCCAGTTATCGGCCCCTTTAATCAGGTCAGTGTAGCGGTCATCCTCTAAAAACCACGTGGCCTTAGTGCTAAAGGATATAGGGTATTTAATCTCCCTAAAAAACTTCATCAGCTCCAAGGTGACCCCGTGTTTCCGCTCGTATTCGTCAAACTGGTCTGAGAGGCCGCCCCACTGCATCGTGTATCGCTTTTTTATATAGTTACCGAACTGGCTATTGTCCGGCTCGAGAAACATCTTCTTTACCCGGTCAACACTTATCCACTTTACGTTCCGGCTCAGGTAGTCACCTTCCCGGGTTCCTCTCTGGAAAAATGAGAAGCAGTAAAGGCAGTTATAACTGCACACCGAGTAGGTATCGAAGGTCATGGGCATCGAACAATCTAAAAATTCGCCAGACCAACGTGGACTTTGATAATATTTCATTACAGCCCGGCCTCCTCAAGTAACCGCATCATCACTTCCCCTTCAATCCTTACGGCATCCTCTGGTAGCTCTAACCGGGTTCTAACCGTGTGAGCATCCGCCGGCTCGGTGAAGTAAAATATCAGGATCTCGTTTTTCTCTTTTGCCTCACCTTCAACGTCAATCTCACCAAGGTCTAAAGATTCATCGTCCTGATATGATAGCAGTGATTCCAGCTCCTCTTCCTCGAAACCGGTCAAATCAATATCAATCTCACCTTCCAGTTCTTCAAGCAGTTCTGCCAACTGGTCGGTGTTCCATTCAGTTTCCTCGGCCAGCTTGTTATCAGCAACCAAGTAAGCATCGGCCTTGGCCCCGGTGAAGGGCAAGTAAATAACCGGCACCTGCTCATGGCCTGCCTTTTCCGCCGCTTTTACCCGGGCATGGCCGGCCAGTATAACACCGTCACTGGAAGCTAATACCGGGTTCGTCCAGCCAAACTGCTTCAAGGACTTGGTGAGCTTTTCTATAGCACTCTCTGGATGCACCCTCGGGTTTTTCGGATGCGGCACTAATTCTTCTATGTTTACGTGTTTAATTTCCATGATCAGACCACCCCACCGGGGATATTTTTATATTCCTGCTCAACAACCTAACCCCGGCCAGCTTGGCCCCTTCCCGGGTCAGCAGGCCCAGCCATATAAACAGGGCCAGCAGGTAAGTAACAACCTTAGTCCACCAGTTCCTTTTCAGCCTCACATTTACCCATAAACAGCTCATTTAAACCCCTCCGTTTAAAATTATTCAAGAAAAAGGCCCACCCTCAACTGAGAGTGGGCCAGCCCTAACCGGGCTATATATAGAGAAAGGAGGTCAACCTTTAACTAACACTTCGACCATCCACAACACGGACATAATACGCAACCCTCTTGGTGATGGATCGCCGTTCCGCAGTCTGGACAAAATTGCATCATTCAAAACCCCTTTCAATAGTTTTCGTCATTTTTCCGTTATACACATTATAAGGGGTAAACCCCCCTTATTTTTACGATCCTTTTATGATTCAAGCTCTTCTGGCAGAATCAGGCCCAGCTCCACCGCTACCTGCTCTATTAGCTCATTTCTTTTGCGGTAGAAGGTATCTTGGCTTATATACATCATACTCAGCACCTGCCGCCAATTTCTTTTTCCCTGATAGTGTAGCTTGAATATCTGCTCATGCTCTTTATCTAATTTTTCCAAGGCCCGGTCAACCGCCTTGACCGTCCGTTCCATGTGATCTAAAGCCGTGTTAGTCACCAACCGCAGGCCTTTCCGCTCGGTCGGATCACTGACCCGGCTATCCATCACCCGTTCCGTTTCACCAACGGCCATTGGCGGCCTGTTTATGATCTCGTCTTTTATGTCCTCAATAACTTCCATCGTGTAGTCATAATTCCTCAGTTCAAACTCGATCATTTTTTTGTAAGCCTTGTTAACACGCATAGAACAAAAACCCCCCTACTTCAATTATGATTGCCGACCTCTTTTATCAGCTCAATCAGATCGGCCAGCCTCATAGTTGCTAACCACTCCTCCCGGTTCTTTTTATGTGCCACTACCGGCACTTCCCCGGGCCTCGCATCTTCCAAGGCCTGCTTCATGGCCCCGTAAACATTTAACTTTTCCACCCACTTTACCTCAAAGTGGTAGCCCTCAGGGCCAGCAACATCAACGCCTTCAATGCCGCAGTATTGTTGGCCCCTTCTGGCCGGCAGGCCTTGGTCACGTAGCATTTTAGCTACCTGTAATTCTCCCCTCTTGCCCTTATTCTTCGAGTTCATCTAACCAGCACTCCTCACATTTTTTGCGGTCGTAGCGGTCATGCCTCTTAAGGCCGGTAGCCGCACATTCAGCCTTCTTATGCTTCCCGGTGACTTCAAAGTCCTCCGGGCAAAAATTCGGGGTAAACCAGAGGTAAGATCCCGAAACATTTTCAACTCCCGGCCTCTTTTCCTTCAACTGCTCCCATGCCGCCTTGGCCATTTTTAGCCCCCCTTTCCTTATACATCAAATACATGATGCAATAATTAGCCAGATCACGCACCGTATCTTCAAAGCTCTCGTCCTCAACATGGGCCTTTTTGGTCTTGATCAACTGCTTGATCCGCTTCATCTTGTCATCGGCCCTGACCACGAAACCTATCGGCCCGAATACCTCCTCGTATTCCTCCAGTGATTCCTCAAAGCTATTGCCGTAATCGGCATTTTTCTTGGCATAAATAGCCTTCAAGGTCTGGGTAACTTCCTCATGTAACGACAACCTCGAAACCCTCATAAGGTCTTGGTTTTCTATCAGTTTTCCTGCCATTTTATGCAACCTCCTCACCAGATTTAAAGTCCGGGCAACCTAACTTGATAAACAACAGCCCGTCATCGCACTTGGTATGACAAAAACCCCGGTGCCGGCACTCCCGGCAGATACAATCCCGGCAATCCATTTCCCGGTACTCCTCATACTTATCAATTTCGTGTAGCATGTGCAT